ACTACCGCCGGGCCGACGGCGCGGACTATTTCTTCGCGTACCTCGACGACTACCCGGACAAGCACCTGGTCTTCGACGGCAACGACAGCCAGCCGACAGTGCGCTGGGATCGGTACGCCTTCGAGAACGTGTTCGTTTACAGCGGCGACGAGGGCGTGCTGGAGATCGTCGCTCCTGGCGGCGGGAAGATGTGGGCCACACTCCAGGTCGCGTTCTGCAAGGCGGTGCTCAAGAAGGACATCCCGCCGGCGGACCCGCTCAAGCCTTCGTATCGCCTGGACCATCTGCTCCAGAACGACTTCCCGCTCCCCACCGATCCCGCCGATCGTGTCCAGGAAGCGCGGATCACCCGCCTGCGCATTGTGCCACGCGGCGGGGGCGGACACATCGAGATCAAGGCCGATCCGCGCGGCGACCGCAACGACATCTACCGCAAGATGGATCGGTGGCTGCGCCGTGAGAACCTGCCGATCGAGGGGCTGCGCGTGGTCCAAGCCACGTTCTCGCTCCGGTTCGTTCACAACGGTGTCGGTCGCCAGCCGACGCTGACGTTCGAGGTCTCCGTCCCGCACTCGAGCAACCTCAAGAGCAAGCCCGACGAGGTCCGTGTCGTTGGCGAGCGCTGCCTGCGCCGGTGGGAGGTGACCGATGACCAAGGCTGATCTCTTTCGCATGCTGCTTGTCGCGGCGGACGCTCCCGGCGCGCTGTTCGACCACGCAGAAGTGTCGCGCTGGCCAAAGGGGGCTCTCGAGGACATGTTCCGCGCACAGTTGATGCGTCCCGCCCCGACGGGCCTCACGGCGCCCTGCCCTCACTGCGACGACGGCCACGCTGAGGCGGTCACGGTCGTCGAGCCAGCGGACGATCCGGGCAAACCGCGGTACTTCATCTGGTGTCCCGAGTCGCTCCGCGTCGAGGTCACCGAAGAGATGTGCCGTGGCTGGGAGATCCATCTCGACGGCTTGGCTGTCGTGCTCGCGTCGGCTCTCGGTATGTCAACCCCAAAGCCTGTCGTGCCCGGACGCTTCTGGCGACTGGGCCGGATGCCGTGGCGCGACAGCACACGCGAGGTCGTGTTTGCGGTGCGGCTCGGCGATGATGATGCGGAAGCGCTGATGCGGCACGTTGGCACTGGCGGCCGGGCGGTGGTGTTCGTCCCGCACCGAGTACCGGGCCCGGGCCGATGGCCCGGTCGCGTGCCGGCCGTGATTCCCATGCATGGTGTGGCCGCAGTGGCGGACGACAACGTTGTGCTCGATCCGGGGGCAGTCCTCGAAGCGATCAATGAGGCGGATCGCGTGGCCGAGCTCGCCGGAGGAGTGTCGCTTGACGCACACGGGAAGAAACTCGTCCGCGCACAGGTCAAGGCGGAGATCAAGGCGAACTTGACCGACGACGTCCTCGTCGCGGCATATCAGGAGCACAACTCCATCGACAAGGCCGCCGAAGCCTTGTCCAAGCAGATGGAGACAAACGTCTCGAGGGACAAGGTATGGCGAGCTGTCAAGCGAGCTGAAGAGGCGGGACTGCTTGCACGGACAGCAGATTCCGGCTCCGTCAGCCGGTCTGTCGCGTCGCAGCGCCGCGACAGAGGAAAGAAAATGGATCAGTACCGCAACTAGCCGTCTCGCATGGGTTTAGGAACGTCGCACACCGCGACGCTCGCTCTGCGGAGCCGCGATTCCCGCGACATCAGGCCCCGCGTCCGAGGCCGGTCGGCTCATAACCGGCCAGTCACGGGCGCACCTGTGTTTCCCTCGCGGCACGTCGTCGCGGCACAGTCCATCGAGTGCGGTTCTGTGACTGGTTGGCGAGCAGACCTCCGGCCTCGGAGGTCCAATGACCAAGCGAACCGACATCGTCAGCCACCCATTCGCCGCCAACCTGATCCGCCGCAAGGCCCAGCAGCTCTGCCGTCGCCCGGGCTTTAGCCGGTCCGACGAAGACGACCTGACGCAGGGCATGCTTCTGTACCTGTGGACCGCCTCCAGGCTCTACAACCCCGCAAGGGGCAACGTCGAGGCGTTCATCGTCACCGCCGTCCGTAGCTGGATGGACATGGAGGTGCGCCGGCGCCGCGCGGAAATGCGCTTCACCGGCGTGCCAGACACGTCGCTCGACAGCACGCTCGTCGACTGCGGCGACGGCGACTTCTCTGCGCGGGTGAATCTCATTGGCACGAAGGACGCGGACAGGCGTCTGGGGCGCGAGGCTCGGGATCTGCTGGCAGATCTCGACCTCCGCGAGGCCGTCGCTCGCGTGACCTCGCGCCTCTCGCAGCGCGAGATGCAGTTCATGCGAGATGTGATCGACCGTGGTGTCGCTGGGACCGCCCGGAAACGCCGCGTCTCGCGCCGCCAAGTCCTCGCCAAACTCGCCGCGATCCGCGAGCGCTTCACGCCCAAGCGGGCAGACGGCGAAACCGCCGCATAGGAAACGACCAGATGCCCCAACGGGGCAAGTCGCGGAACCACCGGCGCGGAGCGCCCGGTCTCTCCCCCCAGAGCCGGGCGCTCCGCCAACCGGGGCTCCGACCGATCGCCATCTTCTCCCGGAGAGCGTTGCCATGCGAGACACCGAGTTCCGCTTCCAGTTCACGCCCGATGTCAACCTCGCCGAGGCCGACGGCACGCTGCGCCTTTCCCTGCTCGCGGCAGAGGGGCTGCACGGCGAAGCCAGGGTGCGCACGGAAGTCACCTTCGCCGTCGATCCGGTCCGTGCGGAGATCTGCGTCGCGGGCGGCGGCGTCGTCACCGAGAACGTCGTGCAGGTCTACACGTCGCTCCTGACGCACGAGTTCGGACGCGGGGCATTCACCGTTCGGCGTGACTCGCGCCGGCCCGTCGCGGCGGCCGTCGCGTGACCGACCCCCTGCCCCTCGTTCGCCTCGGACAGGGCGACTTCGTCCGCGACATCTTCCCCCACGACCTTGAACCCAATGGAGAACCCATGACCGCGACCACCCTGATGAACCAGATCACCAAGGGCCGCAAGCCCAAGCCCCGCCGCGTGATGTTGTACGGCACGCACGGCATCGGCAAATCGACGTTCGGCGCGATGGCCGAGAGCCCCATCTTCATCCCCACCGAGGACGGGCTGGGCGACATCGAGTGCGAGTCGTTCCCGCTGTCCCGATCGCTCGGCGACGTGATGGCGGCGCTGGAGACGCTCTACTCGGGCGACCACGGATACAGGACCGTCGTCATCGACTCGCTGGACTGGCTCGAGCGGCTCATCTGGCAGGAGGTCTGCGAGGATGAGCAGGCGCCGAGCATCGAGAAGATCGGGTACGCCAAGGGGTACGCCTTCGCCATCGAGAAGTGGCGGACCGTGCTCGGTGCGCTCGACGCCCTCCGCAGCGACCGTGGCATGACCGTCATCGTCATCGCCCATGCCAAGATCGAGAAGTTCGAGAACCCCGAGACGGTGCCGTACGACCGCTACTCGCCGCGTCTGCACAAGCTCGCCTCCGCGCTCGTGCAGGAGTGGGCCGACGAGGTGCTCTTTGCCACGTACAAGGTGCTCACCGTCAAGGTGGACGAGGGGTTCAACAAGGCGAAGCACAACGGCGTGGGCACCGGCGAGCGCATCGTCCGCACGGTCGAGCGGCCGGCGCACGTCGCCAAGAACCGTCTGAACCTGCCCGAGGAACTGCCCCTCGACTACCGCGTCTTTGCTGCGCACGTCGCGGCCTCGCGCGGCGAGGGCAGCAGCACCACCACCCCGCTCACCCAGAACACCGACGCCGCGCCCAGCGAGGGCGCGGCCGCCACCAACTGAAAGGACTCTGACCCATGGCGAACCTGAACAACTTCGACGCGAACAACGTGGACCCCTCCGTTGCCCTCGACCCGATCCCCGCGGGCAAGTACATCGCCGTCATCACCGAGACGGAGATGAAGCCGACCAAGGCCGGCGGCGGGAAGTACCTCCAGCTGACCTTCCAGATCGTCGACGGCGATCACAAGGGCCGCCTGGTCTGGGCGCGGCTGAACCTGGAGAACAAGTCGGAAATGACGGTGAAGATCGCGCGCGGCGAGCTCTCGGCGATCTGCCGCGCCGTCGGCGTCATGGCCCCGAAGGACTCGGTCGAGCTCCACAACATCCCTCTGGAGATCAATGTCGGCCTGAAGAAGCGCGACGACAACGGCGAGTTCACCAACGTGATCAAGGGCTATGGGAAGAAGGGCGGCGGCGGCGCTGTCGGCGCTCGCGTGCCCGTGGGCGTCGGCCCCGGGAGCCTGGGAGGGACGCCGCCCTGGAAGCGGTAAGCCCATCCGGTCGCGTCCTCGAGCTCCCGTACCCGCCCAGTGTGAACCACATCTGGCGGCGCGCGGGGACGAGGACCGTCATCAGCCGCGAGGGTCAGCGCTACCGCACGGACGTGTGCGCCGCCCTCGCGGCGATGCGGGTGGAGCGGATGGACGGGCGGCTGGCGGTGCGCGTCACTGTTTGCCCGCCCGACGGCCGCCGGCGCGACCTGGACAACGTGCAGAAGGCGCTGCTCGACGCGCTGGCGAAGGGCGGCGCGTACCGCGACGACTCGCAGATCGATCGGCTGGAAGTGCAGCGCGGCCCGGTGACGCCGGGCGGCAAGGTGCTGGTGGAAATCACTCGAATCAAGCCATGAACCTCCGACCCTACCAATCCGAAGCCGTCGCCGCGGTGTACGAGCACCTGCGGACCCGCGACGACAACCCCTGCGTGGTGATCCCCACCGGGGGCGGCAAGACGCCTGTCATCGCCACCATCTGCCGCGACTCGGTCGGACCGTGGAACGGGCGGGTGGTCATCCTGGCCCACGTCAAGGAACTCCTGGAGCAGGCGGCGGACAAGCTCCGGCACATCGCGCCGGACGTGCCCGTGGGCATCTACTCGGCGGGGTTGAAGCGCAAGGACCTCGGGTACGCCGTCACCATCGCCGGCATCCAGTCCATCTACCAGCGGGCGTGCGACCTGGGGCCGGTGGACCTGCTCATCGTGGACGAGGCACACCTGATCCCGCCCGACGGGGAGGGGATGTACAGGCAGTTCATCGCAGACGCGAAGGTCGTGAATCCGCTGGTGCGGGTCATCGGGCTGACAGCGACGCCGTTCCGGATGAAGTCCGGCCCGATCTGCGAGCCCGGCAACATCCTCAATCATGTCTGTTTCGAAGTCGGCGTCCGCGAATTGATCGTGCAGGGCTTCCTGTCACCGCTGCGGACCAAGGCGGGGCTTCAGAAAGTCAGCACCGACGACCTGCACGTTCGCGCCGGCGAGTTCGTCGCCAGCGAGGTTGAGGACCTGATGGACAAGGACGCCCTCGTCGACGGCGCGTGCGCGGAGATCGTCGAGCACACCAAGGACCGCGTAGCCACACTGATATTCTCGTCGGGCATCCGCCACGGCCAGCACATCGTGGAGGTGCTCAAGTCCAAGCATGGTGTCGAGTGCGGATTCGTGTCCGGGGACACGCCCGCGGGCGTACGCAGCGCAATTCTCGACCGCTTCCGCTCCGGAGCACTCAAGTACCTCTGCAACGTCAACGTGCTGACGACCGGGTTCGACGCCCCGCACATCGACTGCGTGGCGCTCGTGCGGCCGACCATGTCGCCCGGGTTGTACTACCAGATGGTCGGTCGCGGCTTCCGCCTCAACCCGGGCAAGGCCGACTGCCTGGTGCTGGACTTCGGCGGCAACGTGCTCCGTCACGGGCCGGTCGATGCCATCCGGCTCACCACGGATGACCGGGGCGAGGGCGATGCGCCGGCGAAGGAATGCCCGCAGTGCCATGCGCTCATCGCGGCGGGCTACCAGACCTGCCCGCAGTGCGGGCACCAGTTCCCCGAGCCCAACAAGCAGAAGCACGAGGCGCAGGCCAGCACCGAGGGCATTCTCTCCGGCCAGACCGCCCGCGAGGAGCACCACGTCAGCGAGACGACGTACCACGTCCACATGAAGCGGAATGACCCGGCCGCGCCGCTGACGATGCGCGTCGAGTACCGCGTCGGCTTCAACCGCTACTTCCGCGAGTGGGTCTGCTTCGACCACACCGGGTACGCGCGGACGAAGGCCGAGGCGTGGTGGCGGGCGCGGTCGGTCGAGCCGGTGCCCGGCGGCACCGAGGAGGCGGTGGAGCTCGCGCGGGCCGGGGCGCTCGCGCCGGCGCTGCACATCACGGTCGAGAAGAAGGCGGGCGAGCAGTTCGAGCGGGTGGTGGCGCATCGCTTGGGGGACAAGCCGCCGCGGCTCGAGGGCGACGAAGGCCTGCCCGAGCAAGTGCCCGCGCCGGTCGGCACCACGTACGGCATCCCCGACGACGAGATCCCCTTCTGAATAAGGAGTATGCAATGATCACGATCACCATCGAAGAGACGGATAAGGACGGCCGCGTGCTGGGGAGGCACGTCGCCTCGGCCTCCATCGACAAGAACGATGCCAAGGGCGTCGGGGCGCTCCTGGCCCGCAGCGTCGGTGGCCTCATGTACCACGGCCAGACGCGGGCCGAGGTTCCGCTGCTGCTCGCGGCGGCGGGAACGCACCGCTCCAGCCGCTGCACGCAGGCGATCGCGCACGCCCTGGGACTGGCCGGGAGCGAGCACAGCTTCGAGTACGCGGTGAAGCCGGTTGTGGACCTGGACCGCCTGTTCGACTACCGCGCGAGCAAGAAGGACCGCGAGCACGCGGCGCACATGCTCAAGATCCTGGGCGCAGGCGTCAAGACGAAGGGGGACGACGAGTAAGCGATGAGCGACGGGCCGTCCAACCTGCTCGACGCGGCGCGGTGGTACCTCGCGCGCGGTTACGCGCCGATCCCCGTGCCCGCGGGGACGAAGGTCCCCGTGCTCAAGGGGTGGACGGACCTGCGCCTGTCCGACGCCGACCTGCCCCAGCACTTCAACGGCACTGGGAACATCGGCGTGCTGCTCGGTGAGCCGAGCGGATGGCTCGTGGACGTGGATCTGGACTGCGAGGAGGCGGTGGCGCTCGCGCCGGCGTTCTTGCCGTCGACGGGCGCGACTTCGGGGCGGCCCGGCAAGCCCTCGTCGCACTGGTGGTACATCTGCGAGGGGGCGAAGACCCGCAAGCACCAGGATCCGGCGTCGAAGAAGATGATTGTCGAACTGCGCAGCACCGGCGCTCAGACGGTCGTCGGTCCGAGCATGCACCCCAGCGGGGAGCTGTACGACCCGCTCGAGGGCGAGCCCGCCGTGGTCGATGCCGAGACGCTCAGCGCGGCGGTCGCGGCGTTGGCCGCGGCGGTGACGACGCAGCGGCATGGCGATACACCCCCGCCGGAGCGACCGGCCTCTCGACACGCCGTGTCGAGGCCTGTCCCCGCTCCCGACACCGTCTTGCGACGTGCCGAGGCGTACCTCGACCGCATCCCACCGGCGATCTCCGGCTCGGGCGGGCACAGCCAGACGTACGCGGCCGCGACGGCGATGGTGCACGGGTTCGGGCTCGACGCGGAGGCGGCGTTCGGGTTGCTGCGGGACCGGTACAACCCGCGCTGCCAGCCGCCGTGGTCGGAAAAGGAACTTCGGCACAAGGTCAGCGACGCGGCGAGTAAGCCGCACGACCGTCCACATGGCTGGCTGCGCGACGCCGGGCCGATTGAGGCCACCGATGTGGACCTCTCGGGCTTCGATCCCGAGCGCCGGCGTGTTCCCGGTGAGCGCCCCCGCACCGAGCGCCCGGCCGACCCCGGCCCGTTCCCCGATCACCTGCTCCGTGTGCCCGGGTTCATCGAGCAGGTCGTGGCGTACAACCTGGCGACCGCCACGCGGCCGCAGCCGGTCCTGGCGCTGGCGGCCGCGATCTGTCTGCAGGCCGTCCTCGCGGCCCGCAAGGTGCGCGACGAGCGCGGCAACCGGACCAACGCCTACTGCGTCGGCGTCGCGCCCTCCGGCGCGGGCAAGGACAACGCCCGCAAGGTCAACAAGAACATCCTCTTCGCCGCCGACATGGTCGAGCACGAGGGGAACGAGGACCTGGCGTCGGATGCCGGTCTGGTGACCGCCGTGGAGGCCGAGCCGGCGATCCTGTTTCAGATCGACGAGTTCGGCCGCTTCCTCCGCACCATCGGCGACCCGAAGAAGGCCCCGCACCTGTTCAACGTGCTGACGGCGCTAATGAAGCTCTACAGCTGCGCCGACACCGTGTTCCGAGGCAAGGCGTACGCCGACAAGAAGCGGAACAAGGTGGTCGATCAGCCGTGCGTGAGCGTCTACGGCACGACCGTACCCGAGCACTTCTTCGAGTCGCTCACCGCCGACAGCCTCAGCGACGGGTTCATCGCCCGACTCCTGGTGTTCGAGTCGGCCGAGACGCCGGCGCGGCAGCGCGCCCGGGCGACGGGCGTCCCCGACGCGATCAAGCAGGCCGCCGAGTGGTGGGGATCGTTCAAGCCCGGCGGCAACCTCGCCCCCGAGCACCCCCAGCCGATCGTGGTCGAGGCCACGCCGGAGGCGGGCGCGGTGTTCGATGCGCTCGCCGCGATGGTGGACGCCGAGCTCGGGAAGCCGGATGAGGCGGGAAGGTCGCTGTGGGCCCGTGCCGAGGAGAAGGCGTGCCGCCTTGCGCTGATCTACGCCTGCTCCGCCAACGCCCAGAAGCCGGTGATCGACGAGGACGCCGCCCGCTGGGCGTGCGACCTGTCGTCGTACCTGACGCGGCGGATGCTCTACATCGCCCACGAGTGGGTTGCCGACGGCGTGTTCGACGCCCGGCAGAAGCGCGTGGTCCGGGTGGTGCGCAAGGCGGGTGGAAAGATCTCCCGCAGTGAACTCTGCCGCAAGACGCAGTGGTTGACGCAGCGGGAGCGGCAGGAAGTCATCGACAACCTCTTGGAAACGCAGCAGTTGCGGCAGGAGGAGGAAACGTCCGCGACGCGGCCGAAGGTGGTGTATGCGCTGGCCTGAACCGAATCTTTCAATCTTTCACCTATTCTCCGCGCGCGTACGCGGGGTGCGGGTGCATGCGTGTAAGGGAGGTATTGAAAGATTGAAAGATCTCTCTCTTTCATCATGTACTTTCCCCCTCCCGCCCCGCCGCGCCCATGCAGGTCGCGTGCCAGGCCGCGCCTACCACGAGCCCAACAGCCCGAAGCCTAACGGCGGGGGTGAGGGGGTCGGTAGGTACTTCCCGGCCCATGTCGCGTTGCTACGCCCGCGGGAACAGCCGCGCTTCCCGACTGAGTTTGTTTCGCCCGTCCGAGCGCCGGGACGCCGCGAGGCAGGGTTGGTACGCCGCCCCGCCAACGACGCGACGTGGGCCAACGTGGGCGGACCCGTGGCCAACGGGCGCGGCCCGTAACGGGGCAGATCGGGCGGACGCGACGCCCCGGACGGGCCTGTAGCCCGAGCGATCCAACCAGCAATCCAGCGATCCCCGGACCCGGCGCATGTGCGGCGGGCCACCACGACGCCCCTGCGCCGCGCCCTCGCCGGCGCGCACGACGGAGATCGCTATGAATATCGAAACGCTTTCCATCGACGCGGTCCACGAGTACGACCGCAACCCCCGCACCATCAACGACGCCGCTATCGACGCGGTCGCTAAGAGCATCGAGGCGTTTGGCTTCAAGGTGCCGATCCTGATCGACGCCGACGGCGTGATTATCGCCGGGCACACGCGGCTTCGCGCCGCTCGGAAGCTCGGGCTCAAGGAGGTGCCGACCATCCGCGCCGATGATCTGACGCCGGAACAGGTCAAGGCGCTGCGCATCGCCGACAACAAGGTCGCCACGCTGACCTCGTGGGACATGGAACTCCTGCCGCTGGAGCTCGCCGACCTCAAGGGCGTGGACTTCGACCTCGCGCTCATCGGCTTCAGCGCCGAAGACCTCAGCGCGATCATGGCTCCCGCGGGCAGCGAGGGTTTGACTGATCCCGATGATGTGCCGGGCGCACCGGACGCAGCGACGACGGTGCCGGGCGACATTTGGGTGCTCGGTAACCACCGGCTGATGTGCGGCGACTCCTCGCAGTCCGAGGACATGGACCGACTGCTCGATGGCCAGCCGATCCACCTAGTGAACACGGACCCTCCGTACAACGTGAAGGTCGAGCCGCGATCGAACAACGCGATCGTGGCAGGCTTGAGTTCATTCGCGCTCGGGAAGAAGGCCAACTCCAACGAGCACGATCAGCAGAGCGCCGACCTCAACCGCTACCCCGAAAAGAGCCGCGCAACGCACAAGAAGCTCCGGGCCAAGGACCGCCCGCTCGCCAACGACTTCGTGTCCGACGATGAGTTCGACCGTCTGCTCGCGGCATGGTTTGGGAACATCACCCGCGTGCTGATCCCCGGCGGCACGTTCTACATCTGGGGCGGATACGCCAACTGCGGCAACTACCCGCCGGTGCTCAAGCGCTGCGAGCTGTACTTCGCGCAGGCGATCATCTGGATCAAGGAGCACCCGGTCCTGACCCGCAAGGACTTCATGGGGAACCACGAGTGGTGCTTCTACGGCTGGAAGGAAGGCGCAGCGCACCGCTTCTTCGGCCCCGCGAACGTGCCAGATACGTGGTCGATCAAGAAGGTCAACCCGCAGAGCATGGTGCATCTCACCGAGAAGCCTGTCGAGCTCGCGCGGCGAGCCATCGAGTTCTCTTCGCGGCCCGGCGAGAACGTGCTCGACCTCTTCGGCGGCAGCGGGAGCACGCTCATCGGCGCGGAGATGACCGGGCGGCGGGCGTTCCTCATGGAGCTCGACGCGCTCTACTGCGATGTCATTGTGCAGCGCTGGGAGAAGTTCACGGGCCGCAAGGCGGAGCGGCTCTCGGCACAGGGTGTGGCCGAAGAGAAAGCCCCGGCGAGCGCCGAGGCGTGAGGGAGAGGTGTCAGATGCATTTACTCCTGCCGAGCAAGCACTTCCATCCACCCCGGGCCGTTGCCCTCCGGGTCGGCCGTCGGTACTACCACCACGCCGTTGTCGAGCGTGATGGCCAATACCGGATTCATGCCGATGGTGGCGTCATCGAACCCAATCGCCACGCTCTGCTTTCGGTTGAGCGCTGCAACGGAGACGATGCGACGTCCAATCAACCCGGCGAAGTGCTTCCGCACTGCGGCGTGCGCTTCACGATGGCGCGCTTCTTCCCGCATGATTCAGGCTCCCTTCCCGGCGACGAAGACGCCGCGCTCGTGCTTCTTGAAGCGGGCAGTCGTCCCCTTCGCGGCGATCTCCCGGATGATCGCGGCGTAGAGCGTCGCTTCCGGCGTCTTGCCGCCGGGGCTCTTCCAGAGGCCCTTCGCCTCCATCTGGGCGATCATCTCCGTCGCCCGCATCGGCACCTCCGACGCGGCGAGCACCTGCGCGGCGGCGTCGAGGGCGCTGACGCGCTTCGGCTTGGCCTCCTTCGCGGGCTTCGGGGCCTTCGCCGCCTTGGGCGGCTTCGCGGCCTTCTCGCCCTTGCCCTTCACCGGGGCGGCGGGCTTGCCGTCGATGCGGTCCTTGATCTCGGCGAGGGTCGCCTTCCGGAGGCGGTCCGTCTTGGCCGCACCCTCGGCGCGGGCGGCGCTCTTGGACATCTTGGGGGTGCGGGGCTTCGCGGCCTTCTTGGTCTTCGTACTCATGATCATCTCCAGAACGGTGGTGCGGAACACCGCCGCACGTTGCGGCGGGAAATCGCGTCCGGCGCGGTCTCCCGCGTCGTCGCGCGGGGTTCATTCGTCCTTGAGAAACTCCTCGACGTGTTCGGGGTCCATGTTCGCCATGAAGCCGACGAGGTTGACGAGGTCCTCGCGGACTTTGCCGAGGTTGCCAACCAACCCCCAGTTGGCCGGGGCGGCCGCGTGCTCTTTGTCGTTGATGTCGAGGTGCATCTGCAGCACGTCGAGCAGGCGGGCAATGTCGTTCCGACGCGCGGCGTACACCTCGGCGGCGGCGGGTTCAAGCTTCGTGGTCTTGCGCTTCGTCATGGTCGTGCTCCTGTGCGTGGTACTCTGGTAAACAGCGAAGCCCGCGATTCGCGGGCTTCAGGTCGTTGGGCGGTTGTCGTTCTTGCGGTCCCAACTGGTCGTGTCCTTCGGCTCGCCGACCGCCGCGAGGTAGTCGATCAGGTCTCCGGCGTTCCATGTGTCGCCCTCGACCGCGTCGTGCTCGTTCGGCCCATCGCGGCCGTCCCGGTCGATCTCGAAGAGGCGGAAGCCGCCGGTGTTCGTGGTGTCGATCGCCCATGTGCGTCCGTCGGGGGTGTGGACCTCGACGCTGGCGACGGTGAAGCCCCGGCGGCCCAAGGCATTGGCGATCCCGATGGCGTTCTTCGTGCTGGTCTTCATCGCGTGGTTCTCCGTCGCGGGGTTCCGCCCCGCGTTGTGACACATGAAGCCATGACATCCGCGCACCGGCAAGGCGAATGCGCGAGGATTCGCCGTCAATCTCGCCCTTGTGGGCAACTACGCGGAACATGTGGGCAAGTGGCGAAACCGGCGCGAATGGGAGGTCCGCGATGACTCCCGAACACGCGCCTAGTTCCGGGTCGGGCGGGGCGGCGGGGATGGCGCGGCTGAACCCCGCCGCGCTCCCCGTGGTGGACGCAGCCCGCGTGCTCACGCGGCTTGGCGGCAAGCCCGTCTCCGAAGCGATGCTCCGCGCCGACATCGATGCGGGCGCACCGGCGAACGCCGACGGCACGCTCAACCTCGTCCATTACGCCGCATGGCTGGTGAAGGAGACGAGTGCCGGTGGCGATTGATCCGCGCAAACTCAAGCCCAGCGAACTCGCGCGGCTGCTCAACAGCACGCCGATGGGCGAGGTGGTCAGCGAGCGGCAGCTCCACCGGCACCGCACGCGCGCGGGCTTCCGCGTCGCGGCCGATGGCGATGCGGGCAAGGTCGATCTCTTCCGGTACGTCGCCTGGCTGGTGACCACGCGGCACGAGGCGCTCGCGGAGGCGGCACGGCCGCCGGAGGGTCTGACCGGGTACGAGGCGATGAAGGAGCGCGCGCGGCTCCGCAACGCCGTGCTCTCGCTCTCAGGGCGCGACATCGGCGACCTTCCGCCGGTCGCTGACGCGGCGCGGAAGGAGAGGGCGGCGCGGGACTTCCGGTACTTCTGCGACACCTACTTCGCGCAGACGTTCCACCTGCCGTGGTCACCGGATCACCTGCGGGTGGTCGCCAAGATCGAGCAGGCGGTGCTGGAGGGCGGTCTGTTTGCGATGGCCATGCCGCGCGGGAGCGGCAAGACCAGCCTGTGCGAGGTCGCGTGCCTTTGGGCGATGCTGTACGGCCACCGTGACTTCGTAGCGCTGATCGGTTCTGACGAGGAGCACGCGGCGGGAATGCTGGAGTCGATCAAGGCGGAACTTGAGAACAGCGAGCTGTTGGCCGGTGACTTCCCCGAGGTCTGCCACCCGATCCGCTCGCTGGAGGGCATCCACCAACGGGCCTCGGGGCAGCTCTACCAGGGGAAGCAGACGCACATCGGGTGGACAGCCCGAGAGATCGTGCTGCCGACGATCCCGGGCTCGCCGGGAGCGGGCGCCATCATCCGCGTGGCGGGCATCACCGGCCGCATCCGCGGCATGAAGCACAAGCGGGCGGATGGCACCTCGGCGCGGCCCTCGCTCGTGCTGATCGACGATCCGCAGACAGACGAGAGCGCCCGGTCGCCATCACAGTGCGCCAACCGTGAGCGCATTCTGGCCGGCGCGATCCTGGGGCTGGCCGGGCCGGGGAAGAAGATCGCCGGGCTGATGACGCTGACGGTGGTCCGCCCCGACGATCTTGCCGACCGCATCCTCGACCGTGACAAGCACCCGCAGTGGCAGGGCGAGCGGACGAAGATGATGTACGACTTCCCCGTGCGGGAGGCGCTTTGGCAGCGGTATGCGGAGTTGCGTGCCGAGGGGCTGCGCCAAGAACGCGGCCTGGCGGACGCCACGGCGTTCTACGCACAGCACCGAACAGCGATGGACGAGGGAGCGCGGATCGCCTGGCCGGAGCGCTTCAACCACGATGAGCTCTCGGCCGTGCAGCACGCCATGAACCTGAAGCTCCAAGACGAGGCGGCGTTCTTTGCGGAGTATCAGAACGAGCCGCTGCCGGAGGTGGAGGCGGCGGATGACCTGCTCACCGCCGACCAGATCGCGGCGAAGGTGAACGGGCAGGCCCGCGCCGAAGTGCCAATCGGCTGCACGCGGCTGACGATGTTCGTGGACGTGCAGGGGAAGGCCCTGTTCTACATCGTGGCGGCGTGGGAAGACGACTTCACCGGCTACATCATCGAGTACGGCACGGAGCCAGACCAGAAAGCGGCATACTTCACTCTTCGAGACGTGCGCCGCACGCTCGGAATCGCCGCTCCCCGTGCTGGTGTGGAGGGCGCGATCTATGCGGGGCTGGAACGGCTCGTAGCGTCGCACCTGACCCGCGAGTGGCGGCGTGATGACGGCGCGATGGTGCGCATCGACCGCTGCCTGATCGACGCCAACTGGGGTTCGTCCACGGACGTGGTCTATCAGTTCTGCCGCCAGAGTCCGCACGCGGGCGTGCTCATGCCGAGCCACGGACGGTACGTCGGGGCGTCGAGCATCCCGTTCAGCGACTTCAAGCGCAAGCGCGGCGACCGAGTGGGGCTCAACTGGCGCATCCCCGTCGTCACCGGCAAGCGGGCCGTGCGGCACGTCGTCTTTGACACGAACTACTGGAAGTCGTTCGCGCACGCGCGGCTCGCCGTGCCCATGGGTGACCCCGGCTGCCTTTCCCTCTTCGGGCAGAAGGCGGAGCAGCACCGGCTGCTCGCCGAGCACCTGACCAGCGAGTACCGCGTCAAGACCGAGGGTCGCGGCCGCACGGTTGATGAATGGAAACTTCGCGTCGAGGGCCTGGACAACCACTGGCTCGACTGTCTCGTCGGCGCGGCGGTGGCTGCGTCGATGGAGGGGGCGGTGCTGTTCGGGACGGACGCTCGAACCGCAGCCCGACCACGGTTGAAACTCTCAGCGATCCAAGGAGGGCGACGCTGATGCCGCGCGTGACACGAGAATCGCAATCTCCGAACGGCGAGAAGATCGGCCTCGTCTGCCGGGGCTGCGGGTGCCAGCTCTTCCGCGTGGTGTATACCCGCCGTGCCAGTGGAGGACGACTGGTTCGTCGCAGAGAGTGCCGCCATTGCGGCCGTCGGCTTACCACAAATGAGCGGCCGGTCTGAAGCCATGTCTACCGGTGGACCCAACTCGCTCGCATGGCTCAGGCAGCGCGCAAATCGAGTGAGCGACGGCGTAGGTATCCAGTAGCCGAGCTCCGTCGGGCAACCCCGACGAACTCGCGATGGAGCACCCGATGCCGGACCCCACCCCCGATCTTGAGCAGGCGATCCGCGACAACGCGGCCGGTCCCGCCAAGGCGGCGGGGGACTCCGGCAGCGTCGAGCAGCATCCGATCCCGCACCAGATCGAGGCTGATCGCTACTTGGCGTCCAAGCAGGCGGCGAAGTCGCCCGCGAAGGCGCTGCGCCTGACGCGGTTGATTCCGCCCGGCGCGGAGGGCGGATGATGCTCGGGCTGTTCCGATCCAAGCCAACGCCCCCCAAGCCTCACACCCATGTGAAGGGCGGGTTCATTCGCCGGTTCCTCCGGGCGGGGTTCGACTCCGCCGTCACCAACGACGGGAACCGGAAGCACTGGGCCAATGCCGACGGCCTGAGCGCCGACTCAGCGGCCTCTCCCGAGGTGCGCCGCGTCCTCCGCAACCGCGCGCGGTACGAGGCAGCGAATAACTCCTATGCCAAGGGCATCGTTCTGACGCTCGCCAACGACGTGGTGGGCACCGGCCCGCGCTTGCAACTGCTCACCGAGGACGACGGAGGCAACGAACGGATCGAGCAGGCGTTCATGGCGTGGGCCAAGGCGGTCGGCCTGCCCGAGAAGCTCCGAACCATGCGGGCGTCCCGCGCCACGGACGGCGAGGTGTTCGCGGTACTCGTGAGCAACCCGCTCCTGCCCACCCCCGTAAAGCTGGACATCCGTCTCATCGAAGCAGATCAGGTCACCACGCCGGACCTGTCGATCCTCGACGACAGCGCCGTGGATGGCATCGTGTTCGACGATGCGGGCAACCCGTCGGAGTACCACATCCTCAAGGGCCACCCGGGGGACACCCGCACCGGCTTCCTGGGGATCGAGTACGACCGCGTTCCCGCCGAGGCGGTCATCCACTTTTTCCGTGCCGAGCGCCCGGGCCAAAGCCGGGGCGTGCCGGACATCACGCCGGCGCTCCCGCTTTTCGCGCAGCTGCGCCGCTTCACGCTCGCGGTGCTCGGCGCGGCCGAGACCGCCGCGGACTTCGCGGGCATCCTCTACACCGATGCTCCGGCGAATGGCGAGGCGGAGAGCGTCGAGCCGTTGGACGCCATCGAGCTCGAAGCGCGGTCACTGCTGACGATGCCGGGCGGTTGGAAGATGGCGCAGGTGCAGGCCGAGCAGCCCGCGACCACCTATGCCGAGTTCAAGCGCGAGATCCTCAATGAGATCGCCCGCTGCCTGAACATGCCGTTCAACGTCGCGGCCTGCAACTCTTCGGGGTACAACTACGCCTCGGGCCGTCTTGACCACCAGACGTACTTCAAGAGCATCCGCGTTGAGCAGGACCACATGGCGTGCGTCGTGCTCGATCGCCTGCTCATGGCCTGGCTCCGCGAGGCGGTGGTCGTCTCCGGCCTGCTGCCGCTGCGCATCCGGACGCTCGTCGCCACCGGCGAGGGGCTCGCGCACCAGTGGTTCTGGGATGGGAACGAACACGTCGATCCCGCCAAGGAGGCGACGGCGCAGCAGACGCGGTTGTCGTCGCACACCACGACGCTAGCCAGCGAGTACGCCAAGCAAGGCCGTGACTGGGAGAGCGAGCTCCGCCAGCGCGCCAAGGAAGTCGCGCTGATGAAGGAGCTGGGGCTGGTCGTCGAACAGGCGCAGCCGCTCCAGCCGACGCCCGCGCGCGAGGAGGACGACCATGCCGAATGAGCGACTCCTGAATCTGTGCGCGCCCGTCGAAGGCTGGATTGAGGCCGCTGCCACGGCCGATGCCGGTGGCCCAGCGCTGCGCCGATTCTCCATGACAGCGTATACCGGCGGTCCCATGATGCTTGCGGGGTGGCCCCACCCTGTCGTCGTCGATCTGGCGGGGCTCCAGGTCGCGGGCGGCGGAACCAAGAGCCGGCCCATCCTCAAGGACCACAACCGCTCCCTCATCGTTGGGCACACCGACGGGGTTCGGATCGAGGGCTCCCAACTGCTGGTCTCCGGCGTGATCTCCGGAGCAGGCCCGGTGGCCCGCGAGATCATCGAGAGCAGCCGCAACGGGTTTCCGTGGCAGGCGTCGCTCGGCGCGCTGGCGCAGCCGGGCGGGATGGAGTTCATTCCCAAGGGCAAGAAGGCCGTCGCCAACGGCCGCGAGTTTGAGGGGCCGGTCCACATCGCCCGCCGCAGCGTGCTGGGCGAGGTGAGCTTCGTGGCCCTCGGCGCAGACGACAACACGACCGCGAGCGTCGCGGCGGCAGCGATCAAGGAGGACGACATGACGTTCGATCAGTGGCTCACCGCCAAGGGCTTCGATGCCGCCACGCTCAGCGACAACCAGAAGGCCAGCCTTCAGGCGATGTTCGACGCGGAGGAGAAGGCGACCGCCGTCACCGCAACCGCCGTGGAGACGGACCCCGGTGCCAGCGACGTGATCGCGCAACTCCGTGCGGAGGCCGCCACCGAGGCCAAGCGCATCGCCGATGTGCGGCGCATCTGCGCTGTCGGGGGCGGCAAGCACGCGGAGATCGAAGCGAAGGCCATCACCGAGGGATGGGACGTGACCAAGACCGAGCTCGCGGTGCTCCGCGCCGAGCGCCCGGCCCTGGCCTCAGGCGGGGTCCGCCGTGACGCGGACCCAGCTCAGGCGGGGCGTGCGATCGAGGCGGCACTGTGTCTGTCCGCGGGCATTCCGGAGTCCGCCGTCGCCAAGTGGTACGACCAGCGCACGATGAACGCCGCGGTGTCGGGCAACCTCAGCGGCGCGGGCATCCACAGCGTCCTGGCCTACGCGATCGAGGCGGCGGGCGGCTCGGCTCGCATGCGCCGCGTGGACAACGACTTCATCCAGACCGCCTTCGAGGCGAACACGGTGCTGCGCCAGCAGGAGCGGGAGATCCGCGCTTCAAGCGGGTTCACGACGATCTCGCTGTCGGGCATCCTGTCGAACGTCGCCAACAAGACCATGCTGGCGGCGTACACCGCCGTCGAGAGCGTGGTGGCGATGTTCAGCGCCGAGACGGACGTGAGCGACTTCAAGGAAGTCACCCGCTACCGGCTCACCGGCACAGGGGTCTTCGAGAAGGTCGGCCCGGACGGCGAGCTCAAGCACGCCGGTCTGTCCGAGCAGGCGTACACGAACAAGGTCGAGACGTTCGGCAAGATGTTCGCGCTGAACCGGCAGATGATGATCAACGACGACCTGGGGGCGTTCCTCCAGATCCCGCGCATCATCGGCCGCATGTCCGCGCTCAAGCGCGAGGAGGCGGTGTTCGAGCTGCTCCTGGCAAACCCGGCGGCCTTCTTCAGCGTCGGCAACAAGAACTTCATCTCCGGCGCGGCGACCAACCTCAGCATCGATTCGCTCACGCAGGCGGAGCAGGCGTTCCTCGATCAGACGGACACCGACGGCAAGCCCATCCTGCTCTCTCCTTCGGTGCTCCTCGTCCCGTCGGCGCTGAAGGTCACGGCCCAGGTGCTCATGACCGAGACGCGGATCAACGAGACGACCACGACGGACAAGGGCAAGCCCGCCGCCAACCCGCATGCGGGCAAGTGGAAGCCCGTCGCCAGCCCCTACCTCAACGCGCAGGGACTTGCGGGCGGGAGCGCCAAGGCTTGGTACCTGTTCGCCAATCCGGCGGACGTGGCCGCGATCGAGATCGCGTACCTGCGCGGCAAGCGCACCCCGACGATCGAGAGCGGCGACACCGATTTCAACCAGCTCGGGATGCAGTGGCGTGGCTATTTCGACTTCGGCGTCGCCATGCAGGACTCCCGCGCGGCGGTCAAGAGCAAGGGTGAGGTCTGATGGCAGACGAAGTGCCGATCGGAGGCGGGACCGGCGGCGAGGTCGAACCCGGTGGTCCCCCAGGAGGTTCATTCATGCCAGCGAAGTTCATTCAGGATGGCGCAGCGCTCGATTACACCCCGGTCGCGGACACGCCCGCGGGCACGATCGTCGTGCAGAGCGAGATGGTCGGGGTCACCCGCGTGGACCTCAAGGCGGGCCAACTCGGCTCGCTGGCGGTCACCGGCGTCTTCGAGTTCCCCAAGGCCCTCGGCGTCGGCAGCGCGATTCCGATCGGGACGCTGACGTACTGGGATGCCGGTGGTCAGGTCGCCACCAAGAACGCGGCTGCCGGGGCCAACAAGCTCATCGGCAAGTGCATCAAGACCACCGTGGACGCGGACACGGTCGTTCGCGTGCGGATGTCGCAGTGATCGGAGTCCTCGGTGGGCGACCTGCTCGATCAAGGCTCCGCGTTCCTGGATGACCAGCGGCATCGGCACATGAGCCGGACCGTGGTCTACCGGCGGGGCGCGGCGGAGAAGGAGGTCCAGGCCACCATCGGCCGCACCGAGTTCGAGCAGGCCGACGACGCGGGGTTGATCCACCGGACGGAGTCGCGGGACTTCCTGATCCGGACGGTGGACCTCGATCTTGGCTCTGGCCCGGTTCTCCCGCGGGCGGGCGACCAAGTGCGTGAGACGGCCGGGACGCAGGTGTTCGTGTACGAGGTCAACGCGCCGGGTGGGCAGCCGCCGTTCAGGTACAGCGATCCATACCGCAGGGTCTTTCGGATTCACACCAAGCACATCGCAACGGAGTCGGCATGACGAGCGGGAACGGACAGAACGGAACGAAGGCCCGGTGGGCGGGCGTGCTCGTCACGATCATCCTCGCCGCCGGTGCGATGACCATCCAGTGGGGCGTGGTCACGACCAAGCTCCAGCAGGTCGAGAAGCGGCTCGACGAGTTCATCGGCGAGGCGCGCTCCATCCGCGCCGACTACCAGGCGATGGAACGGCGCGTCTCTTACCTCGAAGGCAAGGTGGCGGGCCTGAGCGCCGCGGCGGAAGCGGCAAGAGGAGGACGCCCGTGAGCACCATCACCGCAATCGCCGACGCCCTCGCCGCGCACATCAACGCGGGGACCTTCTCGCAGCCGGTTAGCGCCGAGCGGGTGTACCAGCCCGCGTTCACGCTGGAGGACCTGGCGACCCTGCGCGTATCCGTCGTGCCACGCACCGTCAGCATCACGGCGGCGAGCCGCGACAGCAGCGCGTTCGAGTGCGTGGTCGATGTCGGCGTGCAGAAGAAGCTCCCGGCGGAGAACGATCAGGCGGAGATCGACGGGCTTCTGGAACTGACAGAAGAGATCGCGGACCACCTGCGGTTGAAGCGTCTGCCTGATGCCCCCGACGCCGCGTGGGTCGGGATCGCCCACGAGCCCGTGGTGTCGAGCGAGTCGCTGGAGCAGCACCGGGTGTTCACGAGCGTGTTGAGCGTCACGTACAGGGTGCGGAGGTAGCCGTGCGGAATGTCGTGTTCATCAAAGTGGAACTCGAGGAGGGCGACAAGCCCCTCTCGGATACGCCGCTCGTGGCAACGTTCACGCTCATGGCCGCGCACACGAACACGCAGGCCATGACGCTTTCCGACGGCAAGGGCGTGGAGATTCCTGTCCCGGCGGGCGTGCAGTTGCCGTTCGAGCGGATCAACCTGGCGGACATCTTCGTGCGGAGCAAGGCGGGTGAGGTGGCGTTCGTAGTCGGCCACACGGCCGGATAGGGCAGGAGAACGACGATGGCGATCAAACTCGGCATGGAAGCAAAGCTGCTCTACAAGGTCGGCGGGCAGGCCGGCGGCGGAGCGTGGGTCGTCCTGGGCAACACACGGGACGTGACGCTGAACCTGGAGGCAGGGGAAGCGGATGTCACCACCCGCGCCAACAGCGGTTGGCGGGCAACCGTCGCCACGCTCAAGGAAGCCAGCGTCGAGTTCGAGATGGTGTGGGACACGGCGGATGCCGGGTTCACCGCCATCAAGAACGCCTTCTTCGGCAACGACCCCATCGGCTTCCAGATCCTCGACGAGACCAGCGGGCAGGGACTCCAGGCGGACTTCTCCATCACGAACTTCTCGCGCAATGAAGCGCTGGAGGAGGCGATCACCGTCTCCGTCACGGCGAAGGTGACGTACTCGGCGACGGCGCCTTCATGGATCGGCGGCTGAGTCCGCAGGGTTTGCGATCGGAAGCGCGTCGGTGTGGAGTCGGCAGTTGCTCACGGAGGCACACATGCGGTCATTCAAGGACAACCAAGGGCGGCAGTGGTCGGTCGAGGTAAACGTCACCGCCATCAAGCGCGTGCGCGGCCTCACCGGCGAGGACCTGATGCAGATCATCGAGGGGACGCTGATCGAGAAACTCATCCGCGATCCCGTCCTGCTCTGCGATGTGGTCTACGCCATCTGCAAGCCTGAGGCGGACGCCCGCAGCGTCTCGGATGAGGAGTTCGGCAAGGCGATGGCGGGCGACGCCATCGAGGCCGCGACGACGACAGTGCTGGAGGAACTCGTGGGTTTCTGCCCGAGCCCGAGGGACCGGGCCAACCTCGGGCGGGTGCTCCAGGCCACGCGGAAGGTGATGGACCGGGCGCGGGACTTGGTGGAAAAGAAGCTGGACAGCGGGGAACTGGACCGGCTGGCGGACCGCCTGCTGGCAGAGGGATCACCGGAAGCGACTGCTGGAAGCTCGTCCACCAGTGCGCCGGAATCCTCGGCATCGACCCCGGCCCCCTGACGCTCCGCGACCTGGTGGCGATGCTCGACGGCAGGCAGCGCCACGACTGGTCGATCGCCTCCGCCGTCATGGCGCTCGTCGCCAACATCCACCGCGACCCCAAGCGATCCCGCCGACTGAACCCCACCGACTTCGACCCCTTCGCCAAGCGCAATCGGCCCATCCCGGTCGGCGTGTCGGTCCTCAAGGACGTGTTCATCGACGGCAAGATGCCGCAGGAGGCTCACGGATGAAGTTCCTCAGCTCACTTTCCACCCGCCACTACGTCTACATCGTCGGCCTGCTGCTCATGGCGCTCGTGCTCGCGTCGTGCGCGGGCTTCGACCTGGGCGACCTCGTGAAGGTCAAGACGCCCAACACCATCCAGCAGACCACGGGCCTGCCGTCAACGCTCAGCCTGAACGAGGCCGAGGTCGAGTACCAGAACTGGTTCAACCAGACGCAGACGACCGGCGCGCAGTGGAAGGGCAACATCGAGAAGGCCGGCGAGCTCCGCGGCCTGTTCAGCCAGCTCACGCTGTCGGCCCTCGACACCGTTGGGCCGACGGTTGCTGGCTTGCCCGTGCTCGGCCCCGCGCTGCCGGCGCTCACCGGGATCGTCGGCTTGTTCATCGGCTCGGGCAGGCTCCGCAAGGAAAAGGAAGCGTCGTTCAACAAGGGCCTGGAGAAGGGCAGCGGCCTCGCTGGAAGCACGCCCGCGGGCGGGAGCGGCGCGTGATCACCATGCGGATCAAGGACATGTTCTTCGACCGCGCGGCGGTGGTCCGCGCGGTCGATGGGGCCAAGCGGAAGGTGCTCAGCAAGGCCGGCGCGTTCATCCG